GTTGTCCAGGTTCTCTGGTGGCATAGATTCCCATTGCGTCGTCCGCCTCAAGTTGCGGTAAGACGACAACCGGGAACGTCTCCTTGAGCGCATTGATAACCCTCTTGTAACCGCAAGGCTTTTTTCGATTCCGGTGTCCCTTGTAGTCAGGATCAATAGCCTTGCGAAAGTTAACGGAATCGCTAAAGAAAAGAATAGAGTCATCAAAGCAGCCAAGGTCTTCTGCAATCTTGTAAAGGTCTTCCTCAACAAGACGCAGTGCTTCTGAGAATTTAGATGCTACGAGAATGATGTCATCCCCGAAGTCAATCTCTGTTTCAGCGGCTGCACAGTCTTTGTAGACAATGAAGTCGCAGTCAATTAAAGCACTCATCGTCCTTGCCCCCGGTACTTCTTCTTACCTTTTTTAGGAAGAGAGCGTCTACCGGAGCCTTGATGTGTGTGCTTGTATTTGGCACGGGATTGAAAGTCAACTACCCCGAGATTAGTTTTTGAACGGGCCATTGGTGGAAAGGAATTCGTCGAATTTTGCGCGGCGACGCTCACCCATGTAAGGGTAGAAGTCGCAGATTACTTTAAAAATCAGATCTTTGTTGTAGGTAGCCCAAGTGTAGTAGGGAAGGTAATGAGACTTCATACTAGCTGAATGATAAGGTCCTCCCAAAGAACCAGCATCTACAACCCTGTGAAAATCTTTGACAATATCAAAGTCTGTCATTTTGACAGCCATTTTCCAAGAGTTACACGAGGTTTTCTTGGATAGTGTACCTTCTCCTTCATAAATGCCTGCAGCCCATTCAATGGACCTCAGCCCAACTGGATCCACACTTTGCTTCAGCGTCAATCCGAATTCGCATGGAGTAGTATTCTCCAGCTTGTTCAGCTCCTCGTACCAAGGATGCACAAAGATCGTCAGCTGATTCGGGTCTTGTTTCAAACTGGAGTTCGTCATGAATAAAAGCTAATTGGTGGGTGTGGGGTGGTAGCTCTTGATTAACAATTTGCATCCATCGTTTGGCAATGACTCCTGCAGATGACTGCAAAAGCATATTCAAAGCTTTGTGAGAGCTAGAACAGCTAATGCTGCGACCGTCAATACCACGGATTTTACCAGTGGATTGCGCCTTCTGTTTAACCGCCGTAACCAGTTTCTCAAGTCCAGGTACTGCCTCCATGTAAGCAGCACGGATCTCTTTACCTTTTGCAGTCGCTTGTTTTGATGATAGTTGAGCATCGTAACTTAACCCAATTTTCTGGTCTCCAGCGCCGTACAAAAATGCATAAGTTACAGTCTTGACGGCACGGCGGGAGATGCCAATTTTGTCGGCATTGACTTGGTGAATGTCTCCGTTAAGGAGGATATCCGCGTAACGACCCTGGTCATAACGAGCAAGGTAGTGAGCGAGCATCCTAAGCTCAATACCGCTAAGGTCAGCGCCAACCATGACACAATTCGGGCTCGCGGTGAAGAGTTGTCTGAATTCATGATCACTAGGTACTTGGGCGAGATTTGGTTTTCGGTGGGCTGCACGATGCGTCACCGTTGCTACAGAACAGTGATGGTGAATCCTCGAATTCCGAGACAATTTCAACCAAGCGTTCACGCCCTCGCTCAGCAAGCCGAGCTTCTTCGTCAAATCCAAGCAGCGGGAACACATCTGGGCGAAATCGTTCTGAATATCCTTCAGAATTACTTCGTCCACCATTGGTTTCCCTGTTTGGGTCATGGTAGAAGGTGACCATCCGTAATGCGTTTGTAGAACCCATGCGATGTGGTCTCGTGAAGTTGGATTGAACTCTTTTAGCCGAGTGAATGTGGCACCCTGCACATATCCTTGCGTTCGATTAGGTCGCTTCGGAGTAAACTCGCTCCCTGCGATGAGAGGGTGCCGGTCCCGAAGTACTTGAGTAAGGCTTTCCAGCTCTCCTCTGAGAGTACATTCAAGTTTCCATGCAGCGCTCTCATCAAATCGCCATCCATGTAGTTCTTGTTGGGTGAGGATTGTGGCAATGTCATGTTCAAGGATTACCCATTCAGGTATTTGTGGAAATGATTCCATAGGTGGAGTGTGACTTGAACGTCTTGTTCGCAGTAGTCCTGCATCTCTTGGCTCCACTCTTGCCAGTCCGTCGTTTTACCGAAGTCCTGTTTGAAGCAGCCAAGTCGATAGCCGTAGCTTTCAAGGCTGTGACGCCCGTAAAGCTTCAGTGGCATCATGTTCCACTTACGGCGCTGATCGATGTCAAGGATGTCTGCATGATAAAGACGAGACAGTAACAATGTATCAACCACTTGACCCTCTGGTTTGAACCATGGGTAAAGCTTTTTGATCACCGGGATGTCGTAATTGATTACATTGTGCCCGATGATGTAGTCCGCACCTTCAAGCATGGTAATAGCTTGAGATATCGGAGCCTGATCACCTTGGTCGTTGTAAACCAAAGCTTTGCGGGCATCGAGATCATAAACGCCAACACAGTGAATCTGGGTGCAATCATTGTACAGTCCGTCTGTTTCGAGGTCAAATAAGTAAGCACTCATTGGTCGTTCCAATGACGGATGACACCTGCTACAATAAACAGGTTTGTAACAAAGATAAGTCCGTTAAATATTAGGTTGTACGTTAGCAGCTTTATTCGCCGCAGATCCCTTCCAGTCGAACGTCTTATCGACGAACTGTGCTTTTTCAATGTCTTGCTGGGTGGGAGGATTAGGACGATTTAAAGCAGAGTTGTACTGATCCTGAAGGTATTCAGAAATCAGTGGTTGGGTCAAACTCTGGTTCGTCACTCGCATCTTCATGGAATTTACAGGTTTCTAGGTCATAACTTAGGTGGCAGGCTACGCCTACTTCTCCACTGTAGCGATTCTTAAGTACTCGCACAGTTGTTCGAGACGCTCCTCGATTCGCCTGCTGGTCCCGTTCAAGCGCAATAACTCCATCTGACAGTTGAGCAATGCTTGCCGAGCCTCTGAGTTGTCCAAGGGTAACTCGTGCGCCTTCTTCATGATTGTTATCGCCCGATGGGCGTTTCAGGTGGGAAACAAGGAACAATGCGATACCAGTACGCTCCACAAGGGAACGTAGGCGGGTCATGGTCTGATCGATCATTCGACGCTCCTCACCTTCCAGACCGGAAAGAAGGATAGACAAGTGATCGAGGAAGATAACCTTGGTATCTAACCCGCAAGCAAGGTATTCAATTCGGTTGTAGAGTACATCGGGATCGAAACTACCGAAGCCATCAAAAAGAAAGAGATTCCAATTAGCAAGAGTAGCTTGATACGCTTCGTCGAGAGTAGATCGTTCATGTTCTCCAAGGTGAAGTGATTTACCAACAGCAGAGGACATTAGTCCGAGAGCTGTACGCCTGTTTGACTCTTCAAGTGCCACATAACCGACCCGCTCTCCTTTTTGTAGAAGGTGAGTTGCAAGGTGCCTACAAACGGAAGACTTTCCGATACCAGAACCTGCAGTAATCGTGACAAGTTCTCCATACCGGATCCCGTGCAATTTATCTTGTAATCCTTGAAAGGGGTAGTCATGATCAGACGGAGGTGAGGGAGTAGTGACTAGATCATGTAAGGTTTTGCCATCTACGATCCCGTCAGGACGGTAGGGAATGGCGTTCCAGATCGCTTCTCTAACAGCTTGTGCATCTCCTGCTTGTAAAGCATCCGAAGCGTCCTTGTAGTCTTCGAGACGTGCGATCGTTGTCTTGCCAGGTGGTAGGACCCCTGCTGCTTCCTCCGTCGCCTTACGGCCTGCCTCGTCATTGTCGAAGAACAGGACAATCTCCTCATAACCCTGGAGCCATGGGATAGCCCGTTGAATCGACTTCCTTGCCGAAGCGGCACCGCTAGGTAAAGAAACCATCGGCCATGTCGGCATAGCTTCCTGACAACTAGCTGCATCGAGTTCGCCTTCAGTGATGACGACTCGTCTGCCAGATGCTGGAAACAAATGCTGTCCAAATAGGCAGCTGGGTGCAGTCCCTTCATAGGTAAAGACCTTGCTTTTGGTTTTGATCTTAGCGCCAAGCAGTACACCAGACTCATCAAAGTAATGGAAACGTAGAACGTCTCCGTCTTTGTAGATCTTGTACTGTTGACAGACCTTTTCGCTGATGCCTCGTTTGGCGAGACGTGAGGCAGAACCTTTTAACATTGCTCGGTGGGTTGAGCGTGATGGTGAGATGGGCTCTCCGTCTCCTGGGGTCCAGGCGTGACAAGAGAAGCAATAACTATGCCCATCAGTGTAGAGACTATTAGCGTCTGAACTACCGCAAGACGGGCAGGGTTCATGCCTTAAAAACTCGCTCTCTGTCCTCGATGCCTCGTGGTTGAACGATGAAACATTCATAGTCATCCAGGGCTTGCTCAAAGCCTTCGAGTACGTCTTGTGCAGAAGAGGATTTGTCAAGTGCCATGATCAAATAATAGGCACAATCTTTGATCGTTGCTAGATCAGCCATTCGCTTGGGATTGAGTGGAATGCACACCATTGAATGCCATGGCGTTCGCACCAGGCAGCATAGGTGGTTTTTGAACGTTTGTCTATCTTGTTGTAAGGGGCTTGAAACACCATACGGATGTCAAGGTCAGGATGCATCTCTTTGACAGCGAGCATCTTGCGACGATCTTCAGGTGTGAACTGCCCCTTGGTTTCAAGGTAGACGCCATTTGGGAGGAGAAAGTCCGGCGTGTACGAGCATTGCAACACGTAAGGAACCTTAGTGCTTTCGTATTCAAATGAAACGTTCAGTTCTTTGAGAAGGTCAGCAACCTTTCTTTCGAGACCCGAACGGTATTTCATCAGTCGTCGATAGCTTTCTCGATGATCTCTTCAACAATCTCAGACACAGCACGACGCATCTCGTACTTGAAATCGTTGCGGTCAGCCTTGAATCGCTGAACAGTAATGCGAGGAAGTTCAACAGTCAACGTGGCTTCATACAGCCCGCCAACTTCAGACTTCACAACGTCGTATTCAAAAATCATCGGTGTCTTCGGTGGTGGTAGGGGTTACGTTCGGTTCGTTTGCTTTGAAGCCTTTAGTCTGACCGAAAAGGGCAGCGGCTTCTGTCGCGTCAAGATCTCCA